GTTTCTTTGATAGTCTTCTTTGCCATTTCCATTATAGTCATTACCATCCTCCTTGTAAAAGTCTTAGTCTTAATGGGCTGTATATTCTATCTGCTACAAAGTTCTTAGGTAGGTCAATGAACTTACCGAAGTCATTGTCTTTCATTTCAAATAGTGTTAAGTCTTTCTGACTAAGTAATAAGAAGTCATCTTTACTAGTCATCTGTGAGATAAGTAAACCTAGTTGTCCTGTATATCCCATCTTGAAGTGATAGATACTTTCTATAGTACCGAACATCTGACCTATCTTCATACCGTGGTTGTAGTCTTTACTATTTTGCTTTGTCCAAGCTACATGAAACCCCATGATACCGTAGTTAAACTTGTACTTACCGCCTAGGAAGGCAACAGCACAAGCACTGAGACACGAATCTCCTCTGCGTATAACTGTTGACATCTTGTTCTTGTTGATGGTGTAACCTAAGTTATAACCTTCAAGAGCTGAACCCCCTGGACTATTAAGACGCAGAGACTTGATACCTGTTCTATCTATAACTCTCTGTAGATTCTTGTAGTCTCCATCCATTAACCTACCCTCTATCTTTATCTGAGAAGAGGTATAGGTGATGTTAGCTGAGTGAGCAGTCATTGGAACACTAATAGCTAAAGCTAGTGCTACAAATATTACTGTTACTACATATTTCATAACTTGTCTTTTCCTTTCAAGTGATTAATCCTCATTTCTGAGTAACGCATAACCTTCTCTAAATCAATAATCTCTGACTCGATCATGTCCTTACCTTCGTAAGACTTGAACCCTGCCCTGACTACATACTTAATTATGTTGCCTCTCCAGAACTCAAACTTGTTACGCATTATAAATTCAATGGGCTCTATTACCCAACGTGAGTAGTGTTGTGGTTCTCTCACTATTTCTTCATTCTTCTTCTTAGCCATAGTCTTCTCTCCGCATAATTTACATTTAAAACCTTTTAGTGTGCTGTCTCCGCACCATGAACATTTGGGCATCATATCTTTTCTGCATAGAATACCTTAACCCATTGTGCACAGATATCTGATCTTACGATATCGTCTAGTGTGAACTCAACTATAGGTACTGGTAAGCAATGTTTCTTAGCTAGGTGAGTAATCTTAGTTAAGCCCTCACCATCCTTTAGATCAGTCTGTTGGACATCTCCATTAAGAACAATAGTAGAACCTTCTCCTACTCTAGTCAGTAGCATCTTGAGTTCGTGTGTAGTTATATTCTGAGCCTCATCACAGATGATGAAAGCGTTGTCGAATGAACGTCCTCTCATCATTGCTAGAGGAGCCATATCAATGTTACCGTTCTTGATACCTGTCTCAACAGCACCTCGTCCTAGGTGTTTGATCAGTACATCAATAACTGGTAGACCCCAAGGAGCTACCTTCTCTCCCAAGTCTCCAGGGAGAATACCTATCTCTCTGCCAACAGATACCATAGGACGTGTAATAACAATCTTATCTATATCTTTCTTTGTATACAGATCAGCCGCTACTGTAGTAGTAACGTAAGTCTTACCTGTACCTGCAGGACCAAATACTATTACTTGACATGATGTCTTAATAGCGTCAATCAATAGCTTCTGGTTTTCATTCTTAGGCAGGATACCAGAGGTGCTTTTGTTAGCCGCACCCTTGTACTTAGTCTCTCGTTTCTTACTCTTAGTCTTTGGTTTTTGTTGAGTCATAATCTCTCCTGTTAAATGAAAAGGGAGCAACCGAAGCCACTCCCTAATAGTATCATATTTATGATGTTGTTGTCAAGGTTATTCGCAAGTACGAAGACCTGTTGCAGGGTCGAAGTAACATGCCCCACCTTCATCTATAAAGTTATCTTCTTCTACTTCTGGCTCGATAACTGCATCCTCTGACGTTGCCGCATTGAGTATGCCGAATCTCTTGCCTGATGCCCTAAAGGTAGTACAACCTGATGAACCTCCATCGTAAGCCGCCATGTATACATCCTTGAACTGTTCCCATGTTACATCGTCTCCAACGTTACATGTCTTAGAACAAGCACTGTCTACATACTTAGATGCTAAGTTAAGAACCTTGACGTGATCGAATACTGATAGTTCATCAGCAGTCTCTCCCTTGATACCGAATACTCGGTAGCCATAGTCATCTACTCGTTCTACAATCGGACCATCGAATGTTTGGATAGTTCTATCGTAGAAGTGAGAGAACACTGGTTCAATACCAGAGCTTACATTATCAGCACTGAGACTGATAGTGCCAGTAGGAGCCACAGAAAGTAGGTGGCTGTTACGGATACCATGCTTAGCGATATCTGAACGGATGTCATCAGGTAATGTTTTAGCGAAGTCACTGTCTAAGTATTCCTTTTCGAATAATGGAAATGCACCTTTTTCTATAGCAAGGCTTACTGATGTTTGGTAGCATGTATCTCTGATAACTGCCATGATCTCTTCTAAGTCATTTAAGAAACCCTCTGAACCGTAAGGATTACCAAGTGCTTCAAGAGCATTAGCTACACCAGTTACACCTAGACCCATACGTCTCTTACTCTGAGCTTCCAGCTGTTGAGCTGGTAAAGGATATGTAGCTCTATCAACTACGTTATCCATTGCTCGTACAACGTTAGGGATGTCATGCTTTAGTTTCTCTAAGTTGAAACCAAAACCTGCATCTATGTTCTTCTCAACATACTGAGTCAAGTTGAATGAACCTAGTAGACATGCACCATTCGGTGGCAAAGGTTGTTCTCCACAAGGATTTGTAGCTGCGATGTACTCACAATAATGTAAGTTGTTCTTACGATTGATACGGTCAATGAACAAGATGCCTGGCTCTGCCCAGTCCCATGTAGAACGTAAGATGTCATCCCATAAAGCTTTAGCTCGGATAGTGCTATATACTCTACCTTCAAATACTAGATCAAAGTCTGTGTCTTCCTTAACAGCAGTCATAAAGTCATCAGTAACACCGACAGACATATTGAACTGTGTGAAAGCAGATGAATTGTTCTTAGCTTTGATGTACTCTAAGATGTCTGGGTGATCTACCCTTAAAACTGCCATCTGTGCGCCCCTACGATGACCTGCAGAGCTGATAGTCTTACATAATGCATCGAATATACCCATGAAGCTAAGAGGGCCGCTAGAACGGCTGTCTAGGCTCTTGATAAGTGCACCGTGTGGACGTAGTGTAGAGAAGTCGTAACCGATGCCTCCACCTAGTTGCATAGTCTTAGCAGCTTCCGTTGCTGCCTTCATTATGCCTTCCATACTATCTTCTATAGTCATTGATACGAAGCAGTTGTAAGGTGTCACTTTACGAGGTGAACCCATTGCAGATTGTACTCGACCTGCAGGTAAGAAGCGTTGATCTAACAAGATGTCTCTGAACTGATTGTAATGATCTTCACTATCTTTAAGTGAGTCAGCTACTCTTGACATAGCTTCTCTAAAGCTCTCGCCCTTAGAGCGATACTTCATTGCATGTATTTCTTCTGATATACCTAGGCTTGGTCCTTGGTGGTTTTTAATACTCATACGTTAATCCTTTTTAAATTCTTTATCTATTAATAACATTACATGAAAGAGAGATTGAGCTTCACTTATCACCATTAGCTTCGTGACCCTCACCTCTTACTTTAAAGTCTTCTCTCATCCAGACTAAATTGTCAATGTCACCGCGAGTTAACCCAATGTCATTTAGTTCTCTGTTAGACAAACGGTTGAGATGCTTGATTGTATCTCTGTGCATTTGCCATGTTTGTAAGTAGTTATAAAATCTATATAACCAAACAAAAGGTGATCGTATACCATTGCATACAATACGTCTTGCTTTACTATCTAATATTCTTTTAATCATCTATTGTCTCCTGAGCCAGACAGAACACCACGTTCTTGTCTATCGTTAAGTTTAATCATGTTAAGTTCTAACACTTCGTCTAAGCTACTGCCAAAGTAATTCGCCAGAGCAGTTAAGTAGAATGCGACATCTCCTAGTTCTTTAATAATGTCTTGGGCTTCTACTTTAGTATTGTCACGTAAGAGCTTCTTAATCTTCTCAGCTATCTCACCTGACTCTCCGATAAGACCTAAGGTGTTTTCAATTAACCTAGTTTCACCTTCTGTCATTATCTTACCCTCTACCCATTGAGAGTAATTACTTGTTGTTGTTGTCATCCATCTATCTCCGTTACCATCATAAATTCTATTATACCATCTTCTAAATCATACAGTACACCTAGAACTTCATCTTTAACTAAGTCTTCACGATCAGTCTGATCTAACTCTAATACAAACTGATCTGCTTCCATCCTTACTTTAAATGTTACTTCGTATTCCATATTATCCTCCGTAAGTTTGCTTAAGAACGTCCATAGATACCCACTGAGCATCGTACTGACCGTCTACAATGTTGCGCTTTATTAGTACGCCTTTCCACCATTCACCATTAGACTGACCTGCCCATGACTCTGGAGCACCTTTGAAACAGCCTACGACTGCACCGATACCACCGTTTTGTCCTACGTCTTCTTTGAAGTACATGTCACGCTTATGGCTGTGTCCTACTGAACAAGACCTGTAACGCTTCTGTAGTAAAGCATATGCGTGATGTGTACCACTGATTGCTCTACCGAAGTTACCTGCACCAATGAAGTGTGCATAGTCTACACCATCGTAGTTACGAATAGCAGGTGCACCATTCTCATACTGGTGATACTCATCAAACCATTTCTTAGTACCTAGGTGAGAGAAAGAGATACCATACTTCTCGCCTTCTAGTCTAGGGTCATAATTAATAGCTGTTGTAATACGTGCTTCGTGATTACCTTCGAAGCCATACCACTTTGGTCGTCTACGTCTTTGTTGTTTGAATCTGTAACGTAGAAGTTCTTGAGACTCGTTGTATGACTCAATGTCACCACCGTAGTTCTGAGCAACCACACTCTTAGGTTTAGCTTTATCGTACATGTTAAGTGACTTCATATCTGCTCCGTCACCTAGGTCTATACAATAATCAGGCTTAACATCATATATCAATCCACCTAACCAATCAAATCTTTCGTTAGTAGTTTCTGGTGATGCGTGTGCACATGACCAAACGATTGCTGTCTTACCCATTGCTGATTTACTTATAGTCATTTCTTTATCTCCTTAGTCCATTCCTCTGGAATAGTTTTATCTGAATATAGAAAGCCATTACTTTTACACCAATCTCCGTAGGTGCTTTTAGCTCCCTTGTAGAGCTTGGCTCGTGAGTTGTTGAATACAAAGCGTATATCGTGTTCTGGAAACTGCTTTTGTATCTCTTTATGTTTACGTCGATCTGTAGAAACAAACCTACCTTTAGTCTCGATGATGATACCATTCTCAAGAACAAAGTCAGGTGTATAGTTCCTCACCTTTAAGTCTGTCCATTTGATCTTAGTCTCTTCATATGTGAAGCTGACACCGCGTTCCTTTAGATCATTAGCTGTCTGTTCTTCTAGCCCTGATCTGTAACCTGCCGCGATACCATGAAATCTACTTCGCTTAGCCATTAGAAATCCTCCACTTCTGGAACCTTGAGTTCTTTCTTAATCTTAGTTAAGTACTGAGGTCCGTATGAATAGGCAAACTTCTTTAATCCTGGCCAACATGCTTTCTTGAATTCACAGTAAGAACATTCCATACATAGTTTCTTGTTAGGAGAAGTCTTACTTTGTGGTTCATCTTTATACTCACGAGGTGGTGGTACTTTACTCTTTACCATCTCCTTGATTGCTTTGATCTCTTCTTCTTTAGTCTTAAGCTCATCAGTAAAGTCGTACATGTCTAAGCATATACTTCCGTTTACTTTATCTATAACTAAGAATGCACCATGTGTTTTGTTAGTAACTAATGGGTCATCTTTAGCCGCATAGACATATGAAGATAGCTGAGAGATGTAGCCGAATGGGTCTTGATCTCTTAGGTTGCCTTCTTTGAACTTCTTAAAAGAGTAAGGAGAAGCTGACTTAACATCTACTGTCATGCCATCTATAACACAGTCTCTACTTCCTTTGATACCGTGTGCATTCATCTTATCTTGTTGACCAACAACTTCGTGTCCTGCTTGCTGTGCGATACCTAAAGCAAGTTCTTCAATCATGTCTCCATAAAAGAACTTGAGCAGTGCGTTGGCTTGTAAGGCTTCTGCCTTATCTGTTTGATTAATCTTGTACCATAACTTGCGAGAGCAAGGTGTGCCAAGTGACGACATAGATAGATAACCCCTAGGTTCTTGTGGAGCTTTGAATCTATCAGAAGCCATTTGAGCTATGTTAGTTCCAACCAGTTGACCGATTGTATTGTCCCAACCTTTCTGACCGAATATAACACTCTCCATGTCTTGTACTAATGTAGCTATTTGTTTAGCCATTTTGTATCCTTCTGTTAGAGGTGAGAAAGGGCGCATGTGCGCCCCTCCCTAATGCTTACCGAGGTCCTTGGCCTCAGAAGGGAATATCTCCTGGAGTTGCCTTGCTTGGAGCAGGGGCAGCTGTTGGAGCAGCGTTGGCGTAGTTCTTAGGTTGGATACCTGCCGAAGCACCTCCGCCACCTTCTGATTCAAATACTACGTGATCAATTACTTGAACACCGCTTAGTCGAGAACCTACACCCATCTTAGTATCGTATACATCAACGTAGACAACACCTACTGAGCCGTTGCCGATCATACCATCAGCATCTGTCCATGCGTCACCGCTTGGGTTGAATACCTTTGGAGCACCTGCCGCCCACTCACGATCAAACTTGTCTTTCCAAGGACGCTTGAACTTGACACGAGTACCGCGTCCATCTGGGTCTGGTTTACCTTGCTTCCGTACACCAGAGTCTTTCATCATCTTGAACGTAGCATCGTCCATAATAATGTCAACAGTTGTAGCACCATCTGTTTCTACATCGTACTCACCGTTGTCTCTGTTACCTTCGAATAGTTTAGCCCACTCTAGGATACCTGTTAGTTCTATTGTTTTAGTAGCCATATATAATCTCCTAATGATTATTTGTTGTTGTCCTGCAATTATAGCAGATGTTTAGTGATATGTCAATACGTCAATGTGTATCATACCACGATTTTCCTATATCATAAGAACCTGGAGTTGGTATCTTGAAACCTAGCTCAACACCTGTCTCTGACATAGTAGTAGCAATCAGTTTACCTAGATGCTCAGCCTCTTCATAAGAGCCTATAACTTCTACTTGGTATTCGTCATGCACAAAAGCACACATCTTGAAGTTGATACCCTCTGCCCTAGCTTTCTTGTGAAAGTTGAGAAGTGTATGCTTCATTAAGATAGACTCACCAGATTGTAGTATACCTGCTAGAGTCTTGTGCTCGTTAGGTACGATAACCTTACGACCATCGTAACCTGTGAAATAGCCCTTGTCTGCAATATAAGGAACCATTCTTTTCTTGAGAGGTGCTAAGCCATCAATGCTTTGCTCAAAGCGTTTCATAGCTGATGCGGCTTCTTGTACGCCAACCTGCATGATACTAGCAGTCTTAGCAACACCTGCACCTAGTAGCCATCCGTATATGAAGGTCTTGGCCATGTCACGAGTAGCATGTGATATACCCAAAGCTTTCTTGTTCATATTGTGGATGTCTGTCTCGTTCTCTTTCTTACCCTTCATAATAGCATTAGCATACATGTCAGCGTCAAAGTGTCGCCACATGTAGTCAGCAAGTACTCGTAACTGAATACCGTCTGCATCACAGCCGACTAAGTAACTACCCTCAGGTACAGTCCAACACTGGCGTAACTGATGATCATACTTGGCCTTGATCTCGTCTACTGCATTACGAGGTGTGCCGTGAAAGGGTGAAGCAATGTTGGCGGTGTTTGGATTGTTGTGTGCACAACGTCCTGTCCATGCGCCAATATTATTGATAGTACCATGTATACGACTGTCATCACATACTTGGTTAATCCACTCAACTAGGGAAGACCTACGGCCTTCTAACGTAAGCCACTGAGCAAGCGACTTAGCACCCCTAGGTGCAGTGTCAGGTAACGTAGACAAGTTGTCTTCTGATACCGTGTAACCATAACGCTCAAGAGATTGCTTCTTGTCGTCATAGAATTCCTTGTCCATCTTAGTAATCTTCTTACCATATGGGTCTCCTATCTTAAGTCTGTTGAACTTATTATGAGTTGCAGTCTTCTCAAAAGGTTTCCAACCTGCATCCCATAGTACGTCTACTCGATCTTTAGAAGCCCCAGGATTGAAGCTGATAAAGTCATAACAGATAAGGTCATCACCTTGTCTATCAGTAGCCGCATACTTCTTCTTAGCATTAGTCACGCTAGAGAATACCGTACCATCTTTCTTCTCACGATACTTGATAGTGTTTACAGGTAGTAGTTTAGGTGGGAAGTCTTCTTGAAAGAGTTGTTCAAGCTCTTGCTTCTCAACTATAACACTGTCTAATAAACTCTGTGCTAGTTCATGGTCAAAGTGAAAGCCATGATACTTGCTACGAACTAACTCAATCTGTAAGTCATGCTCGACACGCATTGATCTAGCCCAATCCTGATCGTATAGGATGTGACTGAAGTGATTGAACAATGCCTCAGTAGTATCTAGGTCTCCATACCAGTAGTCAATCATATCCTGATTGAAGTTGGCAAAGTCGTGATAGTCACCTTTGTAAACACCTAGGCGTATGCCCCAACTCTTTAGTGAGTGTGGACCTTTACCACCAGTAGGTATAGCTATATCATAATCAACTGTACGAGATACAATCAATGTGTCAATAACCTTACGAGGGTCAAGAGGAGCGTCTAACCATTTGTTAAGGATAGGTAGATCATATTGAATGAAGTTATGTCCAACCATCTTATCTAAGGATTGATGCCACTCGGTAGCTTCCTTTCTTGCTATAGGGTCTGTATGTATGTTCTCGAACTTAAAGACTTCACCAGTATCCTGCATCTTACCACCAACTAACCAGATTGAATCTGGATGTTCTATAGCGTTGGTTTCTATATCACAAAATGCTATACGTGCCATGTTGTCTCCTTACATTTCAAAGTTAAAGTAATCCATAAGTAGTAGTTCGAGTTCGTCTTGTAATCTCTCAATTACATTCTCGTCTTCATCATTGTTAAGTGCATGAGCTAATTGATCTTCTGCCATGCCTACCCTTGACTCAAGTTGTTCGAAGTAAATCTGTCTGCTGTCATCATACTGATCTAGCTCGTTATCACTTAGAGTATCAAAGTAATCAACACTTGAGTAGAGGTCATCTACTGAGATGTTGTAGTCGTCGTTATCATAGTCAGACCCCATTGAAAGTCTCCTCTGCTAATATTGTAGTGTCTGGTTCATAGTAGATAGAACCTGCTTTGCCTAACCTACTGAAGGGTCTGTTCTTATCAACGATGAAGTTGGTAGTGTTACGCACATCCTCATCCTCTGATTCAGTATCACGTTCTAGCTTTAGACATATGATAGCTTCTTCTTCAAGAGAACCTGCATACTTGGTACGTCCATCATCATTAACTTGTGAGATGAAGATAACACCAATGTCTAACTCTTTAGCTAACTGAGCCATACGAGAACCGATAGCTGTTAACATTGAAGTAGCACCATCAGCACCACCCTGAGATAGATATGCTAGTCGTTGTACGTGGTCAATGAATACATAGTCAACCCCATACACTGTAGCCGCCATTCTAACGTAGTCTAGAAGCTTCATAGGGTCATCATGTGATCTTAGTTCAAAAACTACAGTACGGTCATCAGCGATCTTCTGAGCCGCCTTGATAACGTTGTCCTCAGTGATGCCGTTAGTTGCAGCATCCTCTTTAGTACGGACGTTGATACCTAGCTCATAAGTAGCCATAGCACGATAAGTAGTTGATCTCATTTCTTCCATGTGCATCAGACCTATCTTAACCTTAGGGTCATTAGCAAGTAATCCACATTCGAAGAAGCGTACCATCTCAGTCTTACCACCACCGCGTGGTGCTTTAACAAAGGTTAGTCCACCTTTAACAAGACCTCTGATCTTATCATCTAAACCACTGTGGCCAGTAGGTACATAGCTGTAAGGATTCTCTTTCTTGATTGTTTCTTCAATGTCTAGATCACCGATGTAGAAGTTGTCTGGTGAGAAGCGTTGAGGTTTCTTAGCTGACCACATTAGATCATCTTTATCACCTGCCATCAAGAACTCATTGGCATCCTTGTGCTTAGACATTGGGACAAAGAAGAACTTCTCTGGAAAGAGTTGATACAATCTCTCTGCGGCTACTGCACCTGCATCATCTAACTCACCTGCATAGATAACTTCTTTGAAGCTATTCATATACTCGAAATTCTTCTTGATGAACTTCTCTGAGATAGATGCTCCTGGGATTGACTTGACAGGGAATGACTTGCCTAGTACCTCAAAGAGGGATGCGGCATCAAACTCACCTTCGGTAATATATAACCGATTAGATGAACCACTGTTAAAGTCTGGGCCGAATAGATCATCAAGTGATGACCGATCTTTTAACCAGAACTTCTTTTCATCGTATCCACGATACTTAACATTGTTAGGCCACTTGAAGGCATAACGTACTGGACTGTTATCAGCATCCAGTTGTAGTTGGATACCATAGAGCTGACATACTTCAGCCGAGATACCTCTGATACCTTCATAAGTACCTGATACTATTTCTCTTTGCATTACATTCTCCTTTCTTTGTTTAAGAGGATAGTCACTAGCTACCCAATCGAATATCTTTAATTGATTCATACCTGTCATTGGATATGATCTACTGCACGAATGGCAGTGTCCTACTTGATCATCCTGTTCCCATGAGAAAGCATCCGATGATGAACACTCCTCATATGGACATGGTTGATGTACTAAGTTACCCATCTGATCTCCCCCAATATATCCATAGGTCACTACGACTATCTATATCTGTATCGTATCCTAAGTCTTGTAATTCTAACACATCCTCAGGATTAGTCAAGTGTGACTTTAGATAGCAACACTGTTTACCATTCTGCATTGCATTCTTGATAACATCTTGTAGTATCTTTGTTCTGTAGGAATATGAGATGTCACTAGCATCTTCTGCGTTTGGTATGTTAATCATACTATTCTCTCCCCTATCAATTCCCATTTGAATGGGTTTCTGTTATCAAAGAACCTATCATATTCTGTATCATTTACTTGAACAACAGTACCAGTATCACGTTCTTTAAGTGTTCTTATTGTAGTCTTGTCAGTTATACTTGTAAATGCTACAATAACTACTCCATCGCCATCATCTTCAATTATCTCACAATCACCGCTTGGCATTGTATCTAACCATCTATTAAAGTCTTTCTTAAGCATTAATCTTCTCCTTATCTATATAAGTGATGTTGAAATCTACATCGTATAATAAATCAGTAGCTTCCATGTCTTGTACTATCTGCCTAGCCTCGTCTTCTGAACTGGCCTCGACGTAAAAAGAGTTGTGCATGGTAACGCCTACATGATAAGTGTTTACACTATCAAATTCTTTCCAGAAGTTATTGAATTCTTCTTCCGATACAAACATTAATCTTCTCCTTTATCTGTTATTACTAAGTAAAGTATTACACATAATATTACTGCGGTTGCTGTAAAAGCTAGCATTAATCGTTCTCCTTGTTAAAGTATTTATTGTATATAACCTCTAGCTTTCTAAGCTCTGGGTGTTTGTGTATCCATAATCCTGTATCTGGATTGAACTCTTCTCTAAAGAATGTATCTAATATCTTATGTCCTGTACTAAGGTCAGGTTGTATTTGTTTAGATAGTTCATCGAACTGAGCATCAGTCAGGATAGGGTCAGCCCTATACTC